TCAGAAATAAAAGCACTGGTGATTTGTGGCTCATAGAACCTGAAGACGGCGTACAAATTACGAGAGCAGTTGACTGTGTTCCAAGTAAGATGACATTCAAAGTACCTAAAGACCCTAACCTTAATTTTGAGGAAGGTGATACTGTCAAGTTCACTTTAAACGGAGGAGCGGTATTCTTTGGGTATGTCTTTGAGAAACAGCGTGACGGCAAGAACTCTATATCAGTAACTTGCTATGATCAGATACGCTATCTCAAGAATAAAGACTGCTATGTTATCGGAGCTATGACTGCGACTGAGTTCATCAAAATGGTGGCCGACGACTTTGGATTGAAATGTGGTTATATGGACGATACCGTATGGAAGACTCCGGAGAAACCGCAAACCATATTCAAAGATAAGTCACTGCAAGAAATGATATGCCAACTACTCGATAAAACGGCCATATACACGCCTAATCATGCGTTCTACCATTTGTACGATGATGCAGGCGAGTTACGGCTAGCATCGTTTGAGACTATGAAGACAGATATTTACATTGACGATGGGTGCATGGAAGATGTGCAATACACGACTTCCATAGACAAGGAAACATACAACTATGTAAAAATCGTCCGCACAGTTCCAAACGGGGCCTCAAGTAAGTTGGAGAATACATTCATAGCTAAGGACGATAAGAACATCGAGAAATGGGGCAGATTACAATATCTGCTCATTCCTAAAGAAAAGGACATCAACGCAGTAGCACAAGCCAAGGCAATCATGGCTCACAAAAACAAGAAAAGCCGTGAGATTAAATTAAAAAACGTCATTGGCGATGTGCGTGTGCGTGGTGGCTCGTTGGTGTACATCAATCGAAACTTTGGCGATATGATTGTTAATAATTACATGATGGTAACATCTGTTACCCATACGTTTAAAACAGGATTTCACGGAATGGATTTAGATTTACGATACGTTGATAATGATGCGGCTTATGAAGTTGCAAAAGACGAAGATGCGGAAGCAGTTAAGAAGATTGAAGCTGCTAAGAAGACCAAAAGCTCCGCAGTCACTACCGGGGCGGGTGGTACAGCAGGTCAAGTCGATACCGCATTCAGCGCCAATGACGGCCGAGTATCTCAATATGGTAGCGTAGGGTGCGCTGACACAGTATGCGCTACTGGGTCTTGGTACAATTCTGATTTGAAAGCAGAATATGACAAAGGGACGGCATCTGTTCCTACACTTCGCCAAAACCTAGAAGCGAAAGGCTATGTTACCGAGCAGTTTAACGGCTATGCCAATAAAGGCGATTTATTGATTTACGGCGACGATGATCATGTCGTAATCGCTGATGGCGCAGGCGGGTGCTTTGGTAACTCCTCTAGCCGTGGATATGCTATGAAGTATGGCAACGCAAATTATGCATGGCATAATGACGAAGCACCAACTAAGATTATTCGAATGGGGGCTAAATAATGGATAGCGAGTACATGAAAATCGTTAACACGATTAAAGAAATAGCGAGCACCGTTATATCAAATGGCGAACCTATGGAAGTAATCGTCGGCGAAGTTGTCAGTGTATCACCGCTTGCTATTAAGATTGACCCTAAGTTAACTGTACCTGAAGAGAATATTATTCTTACCAAAAACACCTGTGAATGGACTATGGAGATGAGCGTTGATCATGTTACAGAAAACCGAGCAGGTGGCGGTGGTATGGCTGAATACGCAAGCCATAACCATGAGTACAAAGGGCGTAAGAAGTATCTTGTTCATAACCAATTAGTGATGGGCGATAAGGTCATTATGCTGAAGGAAACTGGCGGACAGCGTTACATAGCGTTAGACCGATGGTATAACCCGAATAGGGGGTGCACGACTAAGTAATGGCAGATAATTTACTATTACCAAAACAAAATAACGATGCCCTTATTCCTGACACAGTGAATTACATTGAACCGTCGCATACGTATGACGTTGATTTTAGAACGGATAGCCAAATTAGAGGATATGCGGATAAGTTGCGTGCCGTGGAGCAAGCAATTTATAAAATCATCAATACGGAGCGGTACCAATATATTATTTACAGTTGGAATTACGGCATCGAACTACAAGACTTATTCGGTCAGCCAATTCCATATGTGTACGCTGAGTTACAGCGACGCATAGAAGAGGCTTTACTGAATGACGACAGAATAACTAAAGTATACAACTTTGATTTTAGCCACGAAGGTGGCGACGTCATGGTTGAGTTTGATGTAGATACCGTCTATGGTACGCTACAAAAAATCAAGAAAGGGGTGAAAGGTATTGTATGAGCATATGACGGCCAATCGAATTGAAAAACGAATGCTCGATAGAGTTAAAGATGAATTCGATCGGCGCGAAGGTAGTGTTATATACGATGCTACAGCTCCAGCAAGTGTAGAGTTTGCAGAACTCTACATCCTAGCAGATGTTATCTTGAAACAAGCGTTTGCAACTACTGCAGACCGTGAATTCTTGATACTTCGTGCAGCAGAGTTTAATATTTACCCGGAACCGGCCACGCAAGGCGAATTTGAAGCCCAGTTCAATATGGAAGTACCGATTGGCTCCAGGTTTAACTACAACGAATATAACTTTGTTGTAACGGAGATAATCGACGATACGGAACATAAGTACAAGCTCAAATGTGAACAGTACGGACGCACTCCTAATGCGACTACAGGGGACATTACGCCAATTCAGGGTATTAACGGCCTTACCTCTGCTAAGATATTGAAGAATATCACACCTGGTGAAGATGAAGAAGACACCGAAGTGTTCCGAAAACGGTACTTTGATGCTTTGAAATCTAAAGCCTACGGTGGTAACGGTGCTGATTATAAAGAAAAGGTGCTAGCTATCCCTGGCGTTGGCGGTGTTAAAGTATACCGCTGTTGGAACGGTGGCGGTACAGTTAAGTTAGTCGTTTTAAATAGTGATTACAAGCCTGCAGCCGATGAACTGATTAAGGAAGTAGAGAACGTTATAGACCCAGCGCCAAAAGGCAAAGGGTATGGGCTCGCTCCTATCGGTCACACCGTAACAATCGAAAAGGCTGACCCGGTAACGATCAACTACCGAATTGAGGTCACTATGATGAGCGGACACAACATTAACGAAATTCAAACACTTGCAGAGAACGCTATCAAGCAACGATTGCTTCTACGTGCTAAGGAATGGTGTAATCAAGACGAGAAGGAACATGTTATTCTTCGGACTAGTCTTGTAACGGCTTTAATGGTTGAGCTTCCTAATGTTCTTGACGTCGGCAGGATTACTATAAACGGTGCTTCTGTTTCAAAACTCGAATTGAAGGATAATCAAATCCCAGTATTAGGGACGATTACTTTGGTGGCAGTATGATTACAGATTTCGGTATTTTTAAGAGAGATATTGATATCTCACAATTCGCCGTTCCGTTAACTCGAGATTCTCGGGATATCCAAGAAATCTATCGAGTAGAATCTGCAGAACTGCAACTGCTATGGGATATCATGCTAGATATCTTTAAAGAAGAATACATCTATACCGCCGCAGATTACGGGCTTGAAGCATGGGAACAAATATTAGGCATCAATCCTCCGGATTTGACAGACACAGAAGGACGCAGAAGTGAAATACTATCAGTATTAATCGGACAGCGTCCTTTTACTATGCCAAAAGTACAGGAAATGCTTAATTTCAAGTTTGGCAATCATGTAGTAAAGCACTCTGTTGTATCTGATAGATACGAGTACTGGCTAGATGTAGTCGATGGATTTGAAACACAACTAAACAATATTGTCGATTATGTCGAGCCGTTAATACCTAAGAACTTAATCATCAAAACTAAAAGTACTACAAACCTTAACGGCGAAATATACATCGGCGCTATCTCTGATGTATATGAATCCTTCCATGTCGGAGCGGCATTAGATAAGTTTGATTTCAAAGTAGGCTCTGACATTAACATAGGCATGAGCTTCGACGTATTAGAAACAATTAAAGTATAAGGAGAACACATGGCTTCTATTTATCCAAATACACGATTAACCAATTATGGCCGTGAGTTAATCGCAAGATCGCAAGCAACCGGCAAGAAGTTGCAATACATTAAGCTAGTTACTGGTGACGGTCAGCTTGATAATCAAAATATCGATACTATGACCTCTGTACTAGCCCCAAAATTAGAGTGCCCGTTCACTTCGGGCGGTGAATTCGTAGGCGATGGCCAATTTAGAATTGAGTTTGCCGTTAGCAATAGCACGATAACTAGTGGATTCTTCGCTAGGGAGTTAGGCGTGTATGCTAACCTTGAGGGCGAATCTGATTCTGCGGCTAGACTAATTGCATATAGTAACGGCGGGAACTATGCTTCATATATTCCGTCTAAGGAGACTCCGATTAATTCTAAAGTGTTTTCTTTAGATGTAGTAATCGGTAACTCTACGAATGTAACAGTTAAGAAGATTGATGCGGCATACCTCACACGAGGGGCATTAGATTCCCATAATCGTGATACAAGTGCGCACACCAATATCACAGACCAAATTAAGGCGATTCTCGGAAGTGCGAACTGGAACGACTCCCCTGCCAGTACACTTGTTACAATTAAAAACTTATTAGGACAAGGCGCTATCGTGGCATCTAAGCTCGACGCTAATGCGGGGTTTGTAAAGTTCGCTAATGGTTTCACTATCCAGTGGGGA